GGGTACCCCATCATCGTTTTTAGCCTGTACGCCTTTTAAGTCGATAAAATATCCGCTATCGTCAACGCCATATCCGTCAGGATTATCACGAAAAGCAAACTCGTTCATGCCAGAGCAACTAGGACAATTAAAAGAGCCGCGTTCGCCACTGGATGGCTTTTTTGCTTTTATAGTTGGGTCGAATATGTCACCGTTAGGGCAATGCCTTTCAATGTTTTGCGCGTAGTCAAGCACTAAGCAGTCTTTTTTCCCTGGGTATAATCTAAGCCCTCTACCGACTATTTGTTGAAATAATGCTACTGACTCAGTTGCCCTCAATATAGCAACAACATCAACGTGCGGCGCGTCAAATCCAGTTGTAAGCACTGCCACGTTTACCAGGTATTTATATTTTTGCTCGATATAATCATTTATTATTTTCTCGCGCTCTTTTTTAGGTGTGCTGCCCGTTACTATTCGGGCCATATCAGGGTTTAAGTAACCGTATATCTCGTTAGCATGCTGAATTGTGGCAGCAAAAAACATCACGCCTTTTCTATCGTATGATCTATCAACTACATCTCGCACTATATCGGCAGTTAATCTACCTTTATCGTTAAAAGCGGCTTTGTATTCTTTCTCAGTGTCGTTAACAATATTGCTAGTATCGTACCTTATCGGTGTGTGCTCACTTTGCGGTGGCGTTAAAAATCCGCGTTCGATCAGTTCATGAGCGCCTATTTTAAATATGAGCTTGGTAAAATACGGATCGATAGTTTCTTTGTCGTCAAGCATTCGATTGCTTTCATCCATAGAGTAAATATATCCCATATTCATTCTATATGGGGTTGCAGTTAATCCGATAACTCTTAATCTAGGATTGCGCGATCTAATTTCATCAATAATATTAATTATCGTTGGCGTTATCCCATGGCACTCATCAATTATGATTAAGCTAAACAGATCGCCAAACTTGCTAATGTTGTTTTTAACCGTCAATGGCGATCCAAAAACCACATCATGCGCAAGCGACTTATTGATTGACGCGCTATAAATACTCGCAGGGTTGCCGGTGGCTAAATATTTTTTATGATTTTGCTGCACCAACTCTTTTGATGGAGCTAAACACAAAACTTTTTTACCCACTTTGTGATTAAGCCACCTTGCAAGCTCAGCAATAATATGGCTTTTTCCGCTACCTGTCGCAGCATCAATAACGCCAGTAACGACGCCTTGATGCTTTCTAATGTGATTAGTAGCCGCATCAACTGCGGCTTGCTGGTAGTCTCTTAACGGCATTATTTAACCATCCAATACTCTGAGTCTTTGCCCTTGTACTTGCTCAAATCAGTATCAGGCAGTAAATCCTTGACTACCTTTGAGTAAGATATAGCGCCAGTCTTTTTAACTTTGGTGATATTAAGATCGCCAATGGTTACTTTGTCGCCACCGCTATCTTCGGCTATCTTGCACAATTCAGCCTTAGCGCTATCCATTAGTTTTTTATACGACTCAATCTCGCTTTTTGCGTGTTTGTACTTTTCAACCAACGCATCGCTCTCATTGATGTTTTTGCGGATAGGATCAAGATGTTTTTGCGGGCTTTCTACCTCAATCAAAAACCTTGCATAAAAAGCGCTAAGCTGTTTCATAGCGCCTTTCAAATATTCGTCATCACGATTAATTACCTCTAATTTAGAACCGTACGGAGACCATTGGTAAAAATAGCAAATATCAGTATCAGTGCAAAACATTTCTATTTGCATTTGCGCGTAGTAATGCGGCTGATCTTGCGCGGATTTAAATACAGGATCTTTATCGTTTCTTAATCCGAATGGGCATTTAACCTCGATTACTGCATTTTCCTCTAATATTAGCCCGTCAGGTGATGCGCCAAGCCAGTCGCTATAAGGGTGGAATCCAGTCTCTTTTACAGTTAATCCATACTCTAACTCGAAGTCTTTTATGGATTCGATTTCAAACTTTTTGCCGTACTCGGTTGCAATATTTCCTTTAAACTCACTTTCTGCGCCTAACGCACTGCGCACCATTGAGCGCATCACATCTTCAGGCTTCATAAATGGAGAAAGGCCAAGTATTGCGCCTGCAACTGATCCGGTTATTCTGTTTTTTCGAGCGGTAAACCACTCATTACTTAATTGCTTCATTTCAATTTATCCTAAATTAATGCGCGTCCATGCGCTTGTTGTTATTCCAAGTTAGAACGGCATATCGTCTTCATCAAAGTCCACTTCTGGCAGTGGTGGCGCGGATTGCTGAACTGGTGGTGCAGTCCTTTCTTGAACTGGGGGTGCAGTCCTTTCTTGAACTGGTGGCGCGGATTGACTTCGCTTGATAGGGTTTATTTGAGATACCCAATTGCCCTCTTTTAATTCGCCTGATTCAGTGGTTAGCGACCATACTTGCAATGTTCCTGCCATTGGCTTCATCATTAAGCATTGCAACTCTTGATCGGTAGGTGCGTGATCCACTTTCAGTAAATCGCCACCGGCGTTTAATGCAATAGCTGCAAACATCTTTTTATGCTTTGCGGTCTTGATTTGATCGTTATCATAAACTCGCAACTTCTGAAATACTTTTCGGCCTTTAAACTCGCCCTTAAGAATAGTCCAGCGTAATGAGATATAATCGTCAGACTCATAGCTATCGTTTTTAGCTTCATCCACCGCAAACACAACTTGAGTGCCAGATGGGATAGGTTCCATGTTGCCGCCGCCTGACTCATGCGCGCCTGTGGTTTGCTTATCTTCTTCATTCCAAAATGCCATTATTTAGTCACTCCTTTAAGTGCTGGTATAAAATCAATAAAAGGGTTTACGCCCTCGTCAACTTGTACATCTTCGTTTATGCCGTATCTGTTTTTAGATACTTGAGCGGCTCCGGTATAACAAACAGCAATACGATTACCACTTGATATGGCTTTTTTGCGTTCACCATCGCCGGTGGTAAATGTCTCTAACTTTAGATACGCGACCATATCGACGTTATCTGTATAATGCGCTTGGCACTTTTTATGTAATCGCAATTCATAACGCGAATACGGGTCTTGGTCAGGCAACTCAATCGTGCTTGTCTCACTATGCGCGATAAATACAACATTCATACCTCGCTTTTCATTCAGTATTTTAGCGGCCTTTCTAACACGGCCGTGCAATGCGGATACCGCTAAAAACCCTGCTCCATAGCCGCCGTTAGCGGTAGCGAGCGACTTAGGTTTTTTTGGGTCTGAATCAATTACATACTCACCGAATAACGTTTCAAGCTGAGTTACTGAGTCGATTATCAGCGTTTTGTAATCGTGATCTTCTTTGATTAATGCGGTTAACTGACCCCATAAATCATCGGCCTTATTAATAACTGGGAAAGCATCCGGTTTATTTTCTTCTGATATTGACTCGATGCCGTCTTCAGCACGAATAAATATAGGGTTAGGGAATGTATTTGCTAATACGGTTTTACCTACTCCAGGGTCGCCAGTGATGGTAATTATTGCTGGGCGTGGCGATGGTTTAGCCACTGTTGATAATAATGACATTATTGTCTCCTTTTCTCTTTTCAACGGTTGCTAATCTAATTTAATTATTTTAGTATGTCAACACTAAAACAACAAAAGGCACAAAATAAAATGCAATCAATAAAACAAATTCAGAAACAACAAAAACAAGAGTTATCAAGGCTCATAGGATGGGTAGGTAACCAATCCATTCTTGCGCGGCAATTGGGCGTGTCTCAACAAGTCGTTTCATCTTGGATAAGTAGAGGAAGAATAAGCGCCACCTACGCGACAGCCGTAGAAAGAAAAACAAACGGCTTATTTAAGCGGGATGACTTGCGCCCAGATGTCATAAACTGGAATGAGGATGTATAGCCATGTTATTTAAAAGAAAAAGAAGTATGTGGATGGATGGCCTTATTTATGCTGAAAATCAAGGCGCAAAAAATGCCTATGAGGATTTGATGAGGAATGCTTTTGATTATGACGATTTTGAATTTGGAGTGCTAGATTACATCCGCCATTACGAAAGCATGGCAAACAAAAAGGGGCATGCATCATGCTAACAAAGCAACAAGAACAAGATATTATGATTAAGCGAGCTAAGGCGCGAAAAAAGGCCGACGAAATAAAAGAGAAACTAAAAGATGATTACTATGAAAATTTACTTGATGAAATAAATAGAGGTTTACATGGATCAGAATGATTATTTAGACGCAGGGCTAAAGGTTTTCGGATTACATCCAATAATCAAAGGCATGTGCTCTTGTGACGATCCAGAGTGCACCGCAATCGGCAAGCATCCTGTCATGTCAAATTGGCAACATACGCCGAATTGGTCAGATGAGCAGATCGACACAATGTCAGAAATGGGCCACTTCGATACGGGCTTTGGTGTGCTTGTTGATGGCCTAATTATTATCGATGTAGATGCGCGCAATGGCGGTGTGGAGTCGTTCAATAAATTATGCGCTGATACTAACTTTGATTTTTTAGGCGAGTGCCAGTTCGCTGTAGCCACCGGCAGTGGCAACGGATCAATGCACTTGTATTTTAAGGCTCCAGCCAACACGCCACTCATGCAAAAGCATAATGATTATGAGGGCATAGATTTTAAATCAAGCGGCTATGTTGTAGGGTGCGGTTCGCTTCACGCGTCAGGCCAAGAGTATGAGTTATTGCATGGGTCGCCAGATGATATATGGGATGCGCCACTTGAATTAATATCAACACTTAAAAAGCCGGAATACTACCGGTCTAAGGCGGGTAGTCAATATATAGATGTTAATCAAGATGATTTGCAATCAATGTTAGATTGCATTAGCTCTGATTGCGATTATGACGATTGGATCAAGATAGGTATGGCGTTAAACCATATCGACGCTGGCATGATTGATTTGTGGGATAAGTGGAGCGCTAAAAGTAGTCGATATTGCGGATATGAACTTATACAAAAACATTGGCACTCATTCGGTAAATGCGCAAATCCAGTAACGGTTGGCACTATCATACATTTAGCGAGGGATGGCGGTTATATTCATCACGTTGAGGGCCAATACGAGGTAGTGCAACCGGATAGTTTTAGCAATGTAATAGTAGACCTAAAAAGGCCGCCTGGCTTCGTGGGTGATTTAACCCAATGGATAAATGACCAATGCTTATACCCTCGCGAGTCGCTAGCGGTAGCCACTGCATTAACGGCGATTGGAAATATATGCGGACTAAACAAAGTTGACGGCATGGACGGCATGACAACAAACTTGTTTTGCTTTTGCGTTGCAGGTAGTGCCACAGGAAAGGAGTCAGTCCAGCAATCATATATCAAAATAATGAAAGAGTCCGGCATAGCGGGTACGGTACACGGCGCATTCAAATCAGAGCAAGAAGTGATCCGCAATTTAATACGCCACCAATCCGCTAACTATGTGATAGATGAAATGGGTATTGTGCTATCCAAAGTATCTAATGCCAGTAAACGCGGCGGCGCGTCGTACCTAGAGGGCTTGATTGGCTTATTAATGAGCATTTACTCAAAAGCGGATGGCTCATTACCTATTAGCGGTGACTTGCGCAAAAGCATCGAGGAGGAATTATTAAAAGAACTAGGCAGGTGCCAATCAAGAGTTGACGAAAATGAAGATCCAAACGGACAGCAACAAAAAAGAGTTGATGACATAACACAATCGCTTGTTGACCTAGAAAGTGGATTAAAAAACCCATTTTTATCTATTATCGGCTATACAACGCCTGTCACATTTAATGATTTGATGGACTTTAACCAGGCCACTAACGGCTTTTTAGCGCGAGCACTATTGTTTAATGACTTAGAGACTAACCCAAAAAGAAAGCCCAAGTTCAAAAAGGCCGCAATGTCTGAAGGCATGAAAAACACGCTGCAAGCACTTTTCGGCAACGGATCATTTGATAATGAGACATTGTACAGAATTGAGCAAAAAGGCGACAGGAATGGCATAAGCACAACGGATGAGGGTAGGGCAAGGCTTGATGATGTATACGACCACTTCTGGCGCATAGCAGAGGAAAACAAAAGCAATACAGGGCTTGAAGCGATCCCTAGACGTGGATATGAGATAGTCGCAAAAGTATCGACCATACTAGCGGCCCCGAGTGGATTACGCACCATTGAGCATGTAGACTGGGCTTTTGCACTTGCTAGGCGCGATATTGACGAAAAGATAAAGCTCGCTTACTCGAACATGCAAGAGGATGCAGCCATTACTACTGATACCATATCAGCTAAGTTGCTATCGCTTATTAGTCATGATCACGGCGAAACGCTCGCAGTATTAAACAACCGATGCAAAAAGTACTCAAAAGATGAGATATTTAACACGCTGAGCATATTGGAAAAGCAAAACAAAGTCAGGCAAGAGTCAATCGAACATCCCGTCAATAAAATATTAACTACAAAGTACTTTCAAGTTTAAATCAATTATGTTTATATGTTTGCAAGCCGTTTAAAAAGCGGCTTGCATGTGTTTGTAGCTTAGAAGAATACACTAGAATACACCGTACTGTGTAAGCTTTAAAGCCAGCAAACACAAGCCTTTCAGCTTAGCTTAGAAGAATACACCGAAAATGCACAAAGAGACTATATAGACAATATAGGGGCTAGATGTGCAAAAAAAGTGTATTCTATTATTATAGAATTATCTATATACAAATATCTAATAAAATCAAATACTTATATAACTTTTACTGAATATTGATATATCACTATTCTTATTTATCCTAGGTTATTCTATACTTATTTTTTTTATAGATAATTTAAAGGGTGTTTCTTGTGAATTTAAAAACCAGTCTAACTAAAAAAATTAAACGGCTTGATATTGGCGGGAGCTTTTTGGTTAAGTTTTCTGATGGGGTAAATATGGATACCGTGATCATGTATCTAACAAGATTAAAAAAGCAGTTAGGCGTAAACCTAAAATACAAAACTTTGCCGGATGGATTGCTAGTTACTCGCATCAATCCGAAAAATATAATCAATGAGCGAAAACATATTATCGACATACTCAAGTCTTTAAGTGGTAGCGCTCTTGTCCAGGCGAATGATTTTAATAATATTCATACTTTAAAAAGATATGTGTATGAGTTTAACTCAGCTAATAAAACAAGTATTGCAACAAAACAATCAAAATGTGGCGGTGTATGGCTCAAAATCAAAAGCTAAGCGGTTTTAATGGGGTTAGTGATGCCATTGCATAGGGTTGATGTTTTTGAGGGCTTAGGATTGGTTTTAGGTGGATTAAATTATTTTTCACAGGTAAGACCAGTTTAATTAATTATTGTGGTATATTTGATTTTCAATACGCATCTGGCATATGTGCATGGCGCTGGTGTACCTGTGAAGGGTGTTTTTCCGCACTTGGAGGTCATCAGATCACGTTGAATATGCAAGCCGTTTTTATTTCATGATAGGTGGCCCGCCTATGGCGACAGAGGGCGATTTATTTCTCGCATTAAAGAATATTGGCTTTTTAGGGGCGGTTAGCGCATAATTAGCGCACTATTTTTATTTTGGGCTTGCCATGTCTTTAAATCGAATTACTTTACCCGATGACAGCAACTACTATCAGCGATCGTTGATAGTGGGTAAGACTGAAATACTTGATCTTGACATATCCTACTGGCTTGATAATGAGCCTATATCCTCGTTTACTGCATCAACCATTGGCGGTCTATCCATTAACTCTACTGGCTTTACTGGCGGGGTTTTATCGGTTGCCGCTGATGGCGTTGACCAGGGCGAGACAACTATCACATTTAATTACTCAACTGCGACAAGGCAAGACTGCTTTAAGGCTCGCGTGTTGGTTAAGGGGGATTGCTAATGGCATTACAAGGCAGCGCAACAGCTACATACATGGCAAGGGTAATAGATTGGTTATTTTATGTCTCAACGGGGCAAATTAACCATTGTTATGCAAGCATCGAAAAAGACGAATAACACTACACATTTAAGGGTGAATAAAATGCAACTACAAGATTTCGCAACATTAGCATTAGCACAGGCACATGAACAGACTACATACCGTAAAATAGGTGCTAACGAGGCTCGTCAGTTTTTCTCTATAATGGGCGCTAGGGATAGTATCGAAAGTAACCTAACCAACACCGATGTTGTACAGGTAGTACCTAATGTAAACACCACAGTTGGTGCTCTATGTAGGTCTGTTCTGGACACATTAAGCGGGGGTAACTTCGCAACTGACCCGTCTGTACAGGATGGTCAGCTTAACAGAGTAGCAAGCGCTATCTTAGTTACCGCAGGTGTACTTACGCAGGCGCAGGTTGACGGCTTCTTTGCTTTGGGCGAAACAAGTACAAAACCATTCGCAGGAGCTACCGAACACGCTTTCCAGTTAGCTAAAGGAACTATACCGACTGTGCAGCTAGGTCAAACTGCTAACGGTGACTATGCGATTATCACTGTATCAGCACCTTGCGAAAATCATGCACCGAGAGTAACCACAGCTAACGGCACTAGAATCACATCGTTTTACAACGTGTCACAAATTGGATTGTATGCGGCAGAAATACCTAATGAATACCGAGGACAAGTATTAAGCGTTGATAATGCCTATGGCGTAGTGAGCTAATAGGCTATGGCTTATTATTTATCGACTGCCGTCAACACCTATATTAGCATCCCTGCCGTCACTATAGGGGGCAATGTTGGAGACTACTTTGAGTTCACTGGATTCGGCTCTGCGGGTAACCATCAGAATAATTTCTTAATTGCAGGGCAAGGGTGGACTCACTTTTTTAAAGTGATATCGACAGGTGTGTCAGGGCGCGTAAACGGTACAAACTACAACATCAATGCAACTAATATTGGGTATGTAAAACCTGCTGACGATGAAACATTTACCCATCGTATTGAAAAAACAAGTGCTACCGAGTGGACAATGAGTGTAAACTCTAGTTTTGTAGGAATTGTTACTAATAGTTCTAACATAACGATAGACCAGCTAGCTAATACATCCAACACTTCCAATCAAGGGCTAGTCGGGGCGCTGTACAAGGTAGAATTCTCAACTAATGGTGGAGCTAGTGTAACTCACAACTATGACGCAAGCGCATCAAACGGAACAGGCTCGACACTCCCTAACACACTTGACGGAACAGGCGCAACAGACGGTACACTGGTTAACTTCACATTACCTGACGCATGGGTATGGTATTCACAGTTCTCAATAGACCCTACACAATGGGCTAGACGAGTTGAAATAACTGACGCTAATGTCAGTCCATCGCTAACAGGCTTTACAGCGCTTATAACTCAGGCAAACTTACCTGCTGAGGTGTTTAGTAGGGCAGGAGTTGTTGATGGCGGGGGCGACTTACGAGTCTGCTTAAACTCTGACGGGACTGGTCAGCTACCTTTAGAAGTTGTTGACTTCAACACAAGAACGTCAACGGCTGTACTATGGACTCGATTTGCATCGTTTGCGAGTGGCACAAGTCTTTGGTTATTCTATGATAAAGCAGGGGAGACACAGCCGCCTGTAACTGATGCGTTTGGTAGGAATGCGGTTTGGGCTGATTATGCTTTTAGTTCGCACGATGGGGGGTTTACAGACTCATCAGGCAATAGAACAAGTATAAGTAATGGTGGCGTAATTGGAGGGGGTGCAGTAAGTAATACTGGATTAGCTACAGATTTTGACGGCACGGATGATTATTTTGATTATGATGTAGCCAAGATAATTGATACGCAAAGTACAGATTTTTACGTTTCCACTTGGTTTAATCAAGATGCTTTAGCTTCTAGTAGTCAGACACTAATGTCAGGTTCAGGCTCAGGAGACATTAGATATTTTAGGCTGCGCGACAATGGCGCAATACAGTATACTAATTTTGACGGTGATACAGACAACTACATAACAAGCGCAAGCAACTCATTTTCAGCAGGGGCATGGAATAATACTGTTGTTTATAGAGAGTTTGGCGTAAAAAACGAACTAATACTAAATAATGTCTCGGTTGGAACTTCGCAGGGCGTTAACGCGAATACATCTAGCCAGAGTGATGCCGTTGGTGCTTTTATCAACACTGTCAATGGCGTTCCCGAGTTGTATTTTAACGGCAAAATCGGAGAAATAAGGCAGCGGCAATCTATACCAGCAACGCCAGTCGACTTTGCCGCAACAGAATACAACAACCAATCTGCGCCAAGCACATTCTGGTCAACAGGAACGCCAGAGAATACGACTGGGGGTGTAAGTGGCGTAACAGGCAACGCAGTATTTGACATCACAAAGCCCACATTCTCGATAGCTGGCAGTGCAACGGTACCATCTCCAACGGGCGATGCGGCGTTCGATATAACAAAACCAAGCTTTAGCGCATCGGGCGCAGCAACATTACCCCAGGCTATTGGCAATATAAGCTATTCAATTGATAGCCCGACATTCTCCTCAAGTGGTAGCGCGACACTTCCGCAGCCTATCGGTGATATAGCATATACAATCAACGCGCCGACATTCTCAGTGTCAGGTAGTGCGACTTTACCTAATCCAACGGGTAACGCAGTATTTGATATTAGCAAGCCTTTGTTTAGTGGTGAGGGTAGTGCGACAACGCCTAATCCTGTTGGCAATATCGACCTCACAATAACAAAGCCGTCATTTAGTGGCCAAGGCCAGGCTACTCTACCGCAACCAACCGGCAACATTGACTTTGCAATTAATGCGCCTGTGTTCAGTGGTCAAGGTGCTGCAATAGGTTTTGAGCCTATTGGCAATATCGCTTTTGATATCAGTAGCCCGACTTTTAGCGCGTCTGGCAGTGCCACATTGCCGCAGCCAGTGGGTAACGCATCATTTACGATCGATAAGCCTATATTTGATATCCTAGGATCACAATCTGGCGTTGTAATAAGTTATTCACCGGACGCGATCATAACGGTTAATTCCGGCCAAAATATCATAATAGTGACAAACGACTAATAAACTAATAAACTAACATAAAATTAAGAGGGTTTTACAATGGCAACAGGTAACGCAGCATCAACACTCGATAGAGCTACCGATTTTGGCACTAGCTTTGCATCATCAACATTAACTATATTGGCGGGTGCAACCTCGCTAGCTGTTCATACAGTGCCAAGCTTTACGCCGACCAATAACGGTGCTGACGGTGTTGCAACAGCATCGGCGATTGCAGATGACACAATTCTAGCGTCTGCAACGGCTGATAGCCCAACGTTAACCGAGGGTACAAAGACGTACACCTTGACAGTTGGCCTAGTTGGTTCGGGTGCTGATCTAGAGCTTAGCACATTAACGTATGTGACAGGCGAAACGTCAACTATATCAACATTGGTAGTTACTTTCCCATCGTAACATAGAGATTTAGCAGTACTCGCAACCGAGTAACGCAAATGCTTCATGATTTGATTTACGATAAAAGCATTGGTGGACTCAAATGTTTAATCGACAAAAAGAGTAAGAGTACGTGGATATTTCGCATTCTTTATGGGTGCGAAAGTAAAACAATATTCCACTGCCATGTTATGCGGACGGCAAAGCACACTTGCTATGTAGAAATAACGCACAGTGAGAGTAATAACGATTTAAGAAACTTGATCACTTGTAAGCTTATGTTTCAGTATTTAGGTTTCAATACGGTTTTATATCAGCGGTCAATGAGTGGTAAAGTTAGGCAGATAATCATTAAGGGTTAGCTATGGAAGTGTGGCAACGTAAGATAAATGTAGGCAAGACGGATGCGCTAGGTATCGATGTTACTGAATGGATTGATAGTGAGTCTATAGCGGGCTTAACTGTCAACACATCGGGCGCATTGATAACGGTTGATTCTAGTCAGATTATCGGCAATATATTAATCGCCTACATAACTGGCGTATCTGCCGGCGCAACCGATTTAATATTTAATTATACAACCGCGACTCGTGAGAGATGCTTTAAAGGTCGCGTATATGTTGAGGATGATTGCTCATGAGTGAGAATAAAGGTACAGCAAGACCAAACAATAGCGCCCCGTTTAAGTACCCTGATCGCGAGTCATTTGGCGATGCGGTTAGTGCTTATTTTGAGCCTGATGGAAACGCATATTTTGAGGGTGAATTTAGACCCACCATGACAGGGCTTGCGCTGCATCTTGGTATGGATAGGCGCTCGCTAATTAATTATGGCAAGCGCGAGAAATACGGCGATATCGTTGCCCATGCTCGATTGAGAGTCGAGGAATGCTTAGAGCGTAAGTTGTACGGCAATACTGTGACCGGTGTCATATTCAATCTAAAGAATAACTTTGGGTGGAAAGATAAAAACGAGGTTGAGTATTCTGAGAAAGTCCAGGATGACGGCACTAATGAATGGTAAACCTTGCTGAGTTCAGGCGGCATGTTAAATACAAGTCGCCTGCTTTTGTCCCTCTATTCACCAATCAATCGCGCTATCAAATAGCATATGGCGGCGCGGGAAGCGGCAAATCGCATATAGTCGCACGTAAAGTCCTTTACAGGGTACTAAAAGAGCGTGATTGCAAGCACAACTTTCTTATCATACGTAAAGTTGATAGAACTATAAAGCGGTCAGTCTTTACGCTTATTCTAAACATCATATCAAGATGGGGGTTAACATCTGAATTTGATGTAAACCTTACCGATAAAACCATCATATATAAGCCGAATAAATCACAGATAATGTTCAGCGGGCTTGATGATGTTGAAAAGCTAAAATCAATCGAGGGTGTTACGTCCATATGGGTTGAGGAAGCAACCGAGCTTGCGCAGGATGACTTTGAGCAGCTTGATTTACGTCTACGTGGCGAAACTAAATACATTAAGCAAATAATACTCACATTCAACCCAATCAGCGAGCAGCACTGGATTAAAAAGATATTCTTTGATGATCCGATAGATGGCGTATTTACACTTAAAACAACATACCTAGATAACGCTTTTATTGATGATGAATATAAGCTCGTTATGGAAAACAAGAAGAAAACCAACCCCAGGTATTACGGTATTTATGCGCTGGGGAATTGGGGCACTGCTGACGGGTTGGTGTTTAATCGATTTTCATCTAGACTAATAAGAGAAGAAGAAACGCTCTTGCTTGATAGGGTTCAAGGCTTGGACTTTGGCTACACTAACGATCCTAGTGCGTTTCATGTGTCTTATGTTGACGATGAAAACAAGAAAATATATATTTACGACGGCTTTTACGAAAAAGGCATGAGCAACAAAGATATCGCGCAAAAGATTATTGATATGAAGTGTCACAAACGAGTGACCACTGGCGATAGCTCAGAGCCTAAATCAATTGACTATATAGCGTCAAAAGGCGTTAAAATAAAAGGCGCTTTAAAAGGTAAAGATTCAATTAATGCGGGTATCGATTTCTTACTTGAATATGAGATTATCGTCAACGCGCATCTAGTCGAATTTATAACCGAATTTAATAACTACAGCTGGGATACGCGCAAGAATGACGATGTTAAGATAAACAAGCCAATTGATGACTTCAACCACTTTATCGACTCACTCCGATACTCTGTTGAGCATAAATTCAAAAAGCGTTCAAGTGGCGTATACGTACCATCTCGCAAAAGACGTTAATTATGTTTATACTGTACAAAAATTATATAGGTATTTAATACAATGGACACTAGACATCAAATAATAATTAACGAGTTAGCCGGTCGAGTATCGGCAAATCTGCGCGGTGCTTATGGTTCACGCGACACTAAACACACTCAAGCATGGGCTGACTATGGCTACAAAGACTCGCTAGAATTTAACGATCACTATCAAATGTATCGTCGATTCGGCATTGCTAAGGCAGGCATAAAAACACCTGTTAACCAATGCTGGAAAACTAACCCTATGATCCTTGAAGGCCGTAAAGGTGAAGATGAAAACCGCGATATAGATACATCGTTCGAAGTTGAGATTGCTGACATATTCGAGTCTAAAAATATATGGCGCAAACTCAAGCTTGCCGATGAATATCAAAGAGTCGGGCATTATGGTGCTTTTGTTGTTCAGATACGAGGTACGCAAGAACAAGCCGATTGGTCAAATCCATTATCAAGAATTAGAGCCGACCAGATAGTTAAATTTATACCACTGTTTGAGGTGCAACTTGAGCCGGTATCATGGGAGAATGACCCAGCATCTGAGCGTTATGGCCAGCCCGTTACATACCAGTTTCAAGAGTCGAACTTGATTGATGATAACGACCAAGATCAACGACTGCGCAATGTGACCGTGCATTGGTCAAGAGTGATTATATTCGCTGAGGGTGCAGATAGTGACAGCATCTATGGCGTACCGGCTAACGAGGGCGGCTTTAATGACCTCGTAACAATGGAGAAAATCATAGGCGCTGGCGGTGAAGGTTTTTGGAAGAACGCGAAAATGGCGACCGTTTACACCAATACAAACAAAGACGCTAATCCACCTGGGCCTGATGAGATTGACGCAATGGATCAGGCCATTCAAGACTTTGTTGATGGACTTGACCAGCATTTAATGACGGGTAGCCTTGATCCTAAAGTACTCGCATCATCACTTGCCGACCCTAAAGAGCATTTTTTAATTGCATTGCAATCCTATTCAGCAAGCATCGAAGTAGCAAGCAAGATATTAGTCGGCGCTCAAGAGGGTAGATTAGCCGCTGACGGCGATGCAAAAGCAACCTCTAGCGGATTTCAGTCTAGGCGTGAGGATTGGTGCAGCGATATGATAAAGTCTGTTATTGATTGGCTTATGAGTGTTGGTGCCGTTACACGCAGGAAGTACTATATCGATTGGGATGACTTAATGGCCCCCAGCGATAAAGAAAAATTCGAGCTAGGATCAACGCTTACCAAGGTCATTGTTGAGCTAACAAAGCTTTATGGCGAGTCACCCATTGATCCGAATGAGGTCGCCAAAATAATGGGCTATCAGCCACAAGATATGCAAACCGATGATATGAGTGAATCTGATGACATTGAAAGCGAGTAGGATTGATAAAGATCCAACAAAGCAATCGGGTAATCGCAGACGCGCAATGACTGATATTAATAAGCGCTTAAATGGCGCTTATCGTGATGTTATTGCGCTTTATACTAGCATGCCTAAAGAGTTCGTTGCTAATCGCGTTACTTATCGCTATCTACTGGATGACTTTAGACTACAATCTACTGACGAGCGTATAAGGCAAATAATCAATGATTGGTTTGATACTGCAACGGATACCAGGCCGCCTAATTTTTGGTTTAATCGCTATATCGGCTTTGCTTATGATATGGGCACAAAGGACTCAGCCGATAGGATAGCATTGTTAGGCATGCAAGCAGGTGTATTAGGTGACTTTGAATTGAGTCAGTTAGATATAGAAAACATCTACCAACAGCCGCTATACAGGCGCAGAATTGAGTTGGTTTATGGTCGCGCATTTAACGAGATGAAAGGCTTTAGCGGCACAACTGCGACTGATTTGGCGCGTATATTGTCGCAAGTGGTCGCTGATGGTAGATCCCCTCGTGATGCGCAACGCATGATA